ACCACCAGCGTGTCGGAAACCAGCCCAGGACGGTGGCAGTGATGCTGGGATGTAGCCGTTCTCGTCGGGGAAGAGAGACGATGTGCCGGGGAGCTTCCGACCCTTGGACTTCCATCGCGGCGGTGTCTGCTGGATCTGCATCCGCGTCGGGACATGCGTCATCCCGAGGCGTTGTGCGACAGCCAGGCGATGGTTCCCGTCGCCGAGCATGGCGGTGTGGTTGAAGGGGTCGTAGTCGAGGATGACCGGCTGGCGGGCGTCGAAACCTTCGGTGCGGATCTTCTCGGTCAGCTCGTCGAGGTAGCCGAAGTCATGCGCGAAGCGGGGGTGCGACTCGCGGTCGATCTCCCGCAGCGGCAGGAGGGTGTCGATGGACACCATCTCCGTCCGTTCGGCGTCGCGCCAGCCCTTCTCCTTGCGCCAGTCCCTGACGAACTGCCCCTCGACTGGCCCGCCGGCCATGCGATGCACACGCCCGCCCATGGCGTTCTTGTTCCATCTGATCTTCTCTGGCCTATCCCAGTTAGGCAGGGCATAGCCGGGTCGTTCGGATGGCGGATATAGCTGGTTCTGGTTGTACCTGTCTAGTCGACCGAGAACAGCGTCGACGTAATCAGGATCCGAAGGGGGGCGGCGAGCGTAGCGCGGCTCGGCGAGACCCGGGGACCGTTCTGGGCCACCGATCCGCCATGACCCCGGCATTGACTCCGGGTCCATTCGCTTCCGTAGCTCGCGGGCATCTAGCTCTGGAAGGTTCCTCCAGTCAGGTCTGACAGGCCCGCCGGCCATGCGCCGCGCATATGCCTCCGGCGGAAGCGGGACGAAGGGGGCATCGGGTCCGGCGGGATCGAAGCTGGACACCCATCCTCGAGGCCGAGGAGGAACAGGCCTCGCCCTGCGGGCAATCCCACCAGGCAGGAACCACTCCTCATGCGGACGTGCGCTGAAGCGGCGCGGGTCGTCACCGGCCAGCTCGTCGGCAGGCCCGGAGAGCCTCGGGAAGTTGGACACCCGGTACTTGTTGTAGGCCGTCCTGCCAACGGTGGTCCTGGTGACCCTGCCGCTTCTATCGCCGAAGTCATCGACGTAGGCCCAAGCCTCGTCCTCCGTCGGAGCGAACCAGCGACCCTGGGCATTCCGTGACGCGATAGCAGCAGGGTAATCCCGCATCCATGCCGGCGGCCCGTTCCCGCCCGAACGCAGGCCAGTCTCACCGTGGTAGAGAGGAACGCGCTTGGGGATGATCCTGCCTTCGGTAGTGCGCCTTCCGCGCATCGCCTGGGCAGGGCCACCGGCCATGCGGGCGCGACCACGCCGGAAGCGGTGCCAGTCGTTGTCTTCGCCCCAGTACTGGAGCTGACGGCGGGGGACACGGCTGCTGGTGCGGCGCTCCTCTGCGGCAGGCGATCCCGGGCGGCTTCCCGGCCACGACTCCTCGAACTGGCGCGTCGGGCGGGCGCGAACCAGCCCGACATCACGTCCGCTGCCGCTGCCGTAGCCGCTGGAGCCGGAGAAGAGCGGGGCGACCATCCGGTTGGTGGCCCAGTACGAGTAGGGATCGCCTGCACGTCCACGGGGGGAGATGCCGGTGCCACGGTCGGTGTTGTACCGGCCCCGGATCTCGTTCATGTAGCTCGCGCCGTGGTAGAGGTAGCCCGGGTCTGCCGCTCCCGGGTCTCCCCACAACCGGCTCAGGTGCTGGGGGTAGGTGTTCGACGGGGCAGGCCGGGACGACCCGTACTTGCCACCGTAGCCACGGACGCCGCCGCCACGGACGCGGTGGTAGTCATCCCAGTCCGGGTAGGGGCTCGGAGCCTTGGGCACGCGGCCCCACTTGCGATCCTCCCACTCCGTGGGGCCGCGACCGGGTCGGTAGTCACGAGGGTACTGGTAGGGGATGGGGTTCGGGTTGGGGGGAGCTGGCTTGTCCCACCCCGCCCAAGGCTCAGGGGTCCGGCGTCGGACGCCGCCGCCACGGATGCGGTGAAGCTCGCGTTCGTGACGCTTCTGGGCAGCCTGCTCGAGGGTGGCGAGCTCCATCTCGAAGCGGCGGGAATGCTCCTGCTGGCGGACGAACTCGCGGGAGCTGGACTCGATCCGGCCATGGCTCTGGGGGACGAAGACCTCCGCCCGCCGCTCCCCGACGACGATGGGGCGACCCTGCTGGACGGGGCCACCGTGGGCTTTCTTCGGGAGAGGCCCGAGGGCATCCTCGATGGCCTTCTTGGAGAGCTGGGAGCCACGGGTCTGGGAGACGCCGTACTGCATCGACAGCATCGAGCCCATGATGTTCTGGATCGACCACTTGCCGGACGTGGCGAACTGGGGCGTGATCGTGACGGGGATCACGCCGAGGCCCCTGGTCACCTCACCGCGAAGCTTGGTGAGGGACTGGGGCGTGATCGCGAGGGAGACGTTGACGCCGGTCAGGTTCTGGGCAGCCGGAGATGCGGCGGAGCTCTTGGCTGCCCCGCCGCCGGCCCTTGTCTGGCCCACCCCAGAGGCTGCCCGTGCAGCCTGCTTCTGGAATGTGTTCAGCGCCCCAGTGGCTTCCTGCATCGGGGTGGTGAACCCTGATGCGTCGAGCGTGAGGCGTACCCCGATGGAGCTGACCTCGTCTGCCATCAGCCCTTCTCCGGTGTTACACCATCTCCCCTACGAGAGACTTAGCGTCATACGTCCCCAGGACATCATCGACGGGTTCCACGAACCCGCTTCCGCCGTCGTCGTCGGAGGACGGAGCGGCGGTGTTGCTCTTGATCCAGTCCTCGCGCAAGGCGAGGTAGTAGTGAAAAGGGAGTTGCGCCACCTCGTGAGGCCACTTCCCGTATCGCCTCGCGATGCGGAAGATGAGGTCACGGGTGGTCAGCCTTCCCCCTTTGCCGGCTCACCCTCCTCGACTGCCTTCTTCTCCTCGGCGGGCTCGTCACCGTAGTGCATCCGGTTGACGGTCTGGTTCAGCTTGAGGACCACCCGCATGGGAAGGCCGGCCAGGCTCTCGGGCGTGAGCTTCGGGTCGAAGGAGCACTTCAGGACCATCAGCTTCAGCAAGAGGCTGTTGTCGATGGTCTCGACCTCCTCCCCCGAGAGCGGGTTCTGGACCTTGGACGTGGCCTTCTTCACCAGCTCGTCGTAGTCCCCGATGGACAACTCACGAAGCTTGAACGTGGTGCCACGGACGATGACCTCCTCCTCGAGGAAGGCGGGTGTCAGGGAGCTAGCGGCGCGTGTCATGAATGGTGACTCCTTCCATCAGTAGGACCCGTTCGGACAGGACCGTTCTCATGCCCGACTCTTGAAGGACCCTGTACTGCTTGCTTGGCGAGAGGTTGAGCAGGATCGTCTTCTGGTACTCGTCGTCGTTCCAGAGGGCCTCGCTCACGAATGAAAAGACGGCGTGGAGATCGTAGAGACTCGCTTCCGGGTCTTGATCGCCACGCCGCTGAAGGTTCCAACTCGAGAGTTCCCCGACCTTGGCTCCAAGGAACGGGATCTCCACGAGGCCGGCGGGCTTCTGTACGCCCGACCGGATGACCTTGAACAAGTAACCCATTCGCCATCCTTTCCAGAACCCAGGGCGGAGGCAGCAGCCGGGAGGGCCTTGTTTCCGCCTCCGCCAGGAGTTCTCGGATGTTACGAGGGGGGATCTGCCTCTACGCGCCCAGGGTGCCCGAGCTGAACACGGCCCAAGCGCCGGCAGCGCGGAAGTTGCCGGTCGTCTTGATCGCGTCGGTGTTGCTCGCGGTGATCGAGGCGTCCATCAGGCCGGGGCCCGATGCGATCAGCAGCGTGGAGCCGCCGTTCGTGCCGTCGTCGCCGTAGAGGTAGATGTTGACGATGTCGCTGTTGGCGGCGTTGACCTGGGCATCGCCAGCGATGGCGAGCAGGCCCGCAAACGTCCCCTGGACATCCTTGAGGCCGACCAGGTAGGTCTTGTTCGTGTCCCCGAAGACCGTGCTATCGACATAGTCACGGTTGAGGTTGAGGGTCCACTCGGTCTTGTTGACGAGCTTCGTCCCGGTGCCCTTGGGGCCACCGAGATAGATCGCTCCTGCCTTTCCGTGAAGGGCGGTTCCTGCGACTGCCACGGGGCTTTCCTTTCCTTACGTGAGTCCGGTGATCGACCAGGCTCCGGCAGCCTTGAAGGTGCCAGTGACCCGGACGGCATCGGTGATGGAGACAGATACGGCTGCATCCACGAACGCAGGCCCCGAAGCGACCAGCGTCACGTTGTCCTCCGCATACAGCGACACCGTGCATGCGGTGCCGTTGTTGCTGGTGACCAACGCATCGCCGTCCGTATCCAGCAAGCCCGCGAAGGACCCGTTGATGTCCATGAGCCCGGCGGCGGCAACCTTGTTCCTGTCACGGAACGTGGAAACGTCGGCGTACTCGCGAGCCATCGAGAGGGTCCACTCGGTCTTGTTGGTGACCTTGGTGCCGTTGATGTAGATCGCGCCGTTCTTGCCGTGAAGCTTGCTCACCGGGTCACCTCACAGTGTCTGGTGAGCCCAGACGGAGTACGTGCCTCCGACCTGGTAGATGCGCTTGCCCTCAGAGTCGATGTCTGGCCCCGTCGGCAGATCTGCGACTCTTCGGCACAGCATGCTGTCCTGCTCATCCATCACCAGCACAGCCTCGTTGAGTGCAGTCGTGATGAGCGCGTCGATGTTGTTGGCATCGACGGGGTTCTCCGCGAAGACCGACACGTCGAACAGCGTCTCCAGGATCACCCCGCCCCACTGCCGTCGGTACGGCGCTGAGACGAGTTGGTAGACGATGAACGGGTAGCGGACCTTGCGGGGGGCGATCCCCTCGTGAATGCCGCCTGCGATGGCGGACACGAGGGACGGTGACGCACGGAGCGTCTGCACGACCGCCCGCTTGACAGGGGCGCTGGTGGCGAGCGCCATCATCTATCCCCTTTCACAGCCGCACCACGATCTCGATGTCCATGCTGGAACCCCCGGTGCGGGAGGCCTCCCTCACGGCGTCGGCGATGAGCCCGACGATCTCTTCACGGCTCTCTTCGGC